AATGTTCATCATTTAGTACAGGAGTAAATTCATCTGATACTTTACAAAAAAATGTATGATATGTAAATGTATTATTAACAAACTTTTGAATGGGTACAAGTTTAGCGTGTTCAGGAAAGTAATTCACTTCTTCAATACATTCACGCTGTAGACCTTCAAGTAATGTTTCATCAGTTTCTATTTTACCACCGGGTATGCCCCAGTTACCCGGATTCTTGTTATCATTTCTTAGCAGGTACAGGAAACGTTTTGTATTCTCAGAATAGAAAAAGATACCTGCGGAAATATTGTTCATACTATGATTTATCACAGTATTAGATGACGATAGAATAATCTCCTTGATTATACCAACCTTCATATGATTTCATCCAAACGTTGTTGACATAATCAAATCTATACTGCAAATCAGTAGTAAGATTGGTTACGTATTCTACTGTGGTAGCAGATTGACTATCAAATGATACAAACCATTCACCTGACGTTGCGTCAAATTCAACAATATCATTTGCGTTTGCAATTAATGCTCCCCAAGCAATAGTAGTATTACCTGGGCTACCCACATCTTCTACAATAAGATATCTACGACCATTGATTGGACCTGGCAGTCCTGCGTTTGGTCCAGTGACTAGTGGGTTAACCACGCTGTCTACAGGATCCAATGTGTTTTGTGGCAGGGTGTCAGTATCAATATCGTATATTAACAATCTATCGTCTGTTGGATCAGGAACAATAGTACCTACAATCTCAGTATCCATAAATGGATTCTGTAACCATATCTGACTGATACCGGGTCGTAATGTTCCATAAACATTTAATAAACTAGTCCAGTATAAACTAGTGTCAGGTGGAGGAGGATATTCTAAACTTTCATTACTTGGATAAAATGCTTCATCTGCCGGTAGTAGCTGAAGTCTATTAGCAATCAGTAACAACTTATATCCATATGGTGTAATCTTTTGACGAGTACCTAACAATAAATCATCATCTTGTATATCTTCTAATGCTTGACCTTTAAAGATACTAGCAATAACTTTTTCGATAACGCCCATCTTTTTAAGTTTTGCGGCATTGCTTAACCATATAGGCATATAGAATTTCCAACTCAATACGTCAATAGGATTACCTGTACCTTGTGGTATACTGCGACTAGTAAATGTTATGCCATCTTGGTATACAACACTTAAACTAGTCCAATCAATAAAGTTATCAGTACTTTGTATTTCTAATGAAGGATTAAACAATGTACCTAATTGTTCAATTAATTCTAATTTCTGTTGATAATTAGTAGTCCAGAAGTCAACATTAATACGTAATGTATAGGGTACAGGCATTAGTCGTTCAACTGTAAATGCTTGGCCTTGAACTTGTTCATATTGTTGTGTTTCACTATTATAACTACGTTGACGAACCTGCATCTTGTCAATGAATGTAGGATCTTGTGTGCGGCTTTGATCATATTCTAACGCACTGATATAATATGTAATCAATGGCGCACTTGGTAAGTTACTTGCACTATTGTTAGCAATGATAGTACTAGCTTGACGACTACTATCTCCGTACATAATAGGTACACGAACTAGTATCTCATTACCTGCAGGATCTTTGCCTTTAGTCACTTGCCAAGAACTGAATATTTTTGCAAACTGTATTAAAAATCTGCGTATTTGATTGTCATAGAAAAATTGTGCCATTTATATTCTTTAAGGTTGCGGTGGTATAGGATCTGGTGCGATAGTAAGTATTGTAGATAGACCTTGTTTCTGTGTAGTAGTTGCCCCATCAGTCAACACTGTTACGTTGCTGTTATTTATGAAGCTAGATTGTTGTGACAAATCTCCTGCAGTCATACCAGTTTGAGTTCTTACATTTTCAGAAATTCTTACCCATAAACGACCATCCCAACGATACAATAGTTGCGGTAAGTAATCAATTCGTAAGAAATAATCTCCTACTTTTGGGTTTTGCGGGAACGCAATGCCTGCACCTGTCGGGAATCCATTAGGTGCAGTGCCATCACCGTCTAAGTAACCAGTAGTATAGCCAAAACTTCTTGGGCTACTACGTGCAATGAATTGGAATCTTGGATCACAGTCAGCACGATAGTCCATAGTATTTGGACCGTATGGTTCTGTACCAGTAAAGTTAGGTGCTTCTGGATTCTGGTCAGCAGTTGCATATGTATTATCAGCAGTACCATATGGGCCTGTTACATTAAAACCTATACTATCAATAGATAATACTATATCTCCTGATACTGCGCCCGAGCCACTATCAGTTAATGTTGGTGCAATAGTTATTGACCTTAACGACAATGTTGATTTAGGTGCAACTACACCACCATCAACAGTCATGTCCCAAATAGCCTGTGCCGATGCTGCCGAAATTCTTAATACAGGACTAGCAGTGCTATACAATGAAGATTGCACTGTTGAAACTATAGCAGTAGGGGGTACTGGATTAGGCACTACGACATTTACAGGTGGTGCAGGTTGATTGTATTTACCAGACAACTCTGTGTTAGTTTCAAACGTACCGTATGTAGGTACAATGTATAAGTTATTTCTATCGTATCCTGATTTAGGAACAAGTCTTTCAGCCTCTTGTAATGCCGCATTATTGATTGCAATATTCTTATTGTAAGTAGCGAGAATGTCTTTAAGATTTGATGCCGTATCTAACTCCCAATATGTTGGATCTGGAGGATATATTCCAGGTGGTACTTCTATTTTACTAATATAATTCTTATCACCGAATGTAATAACATACCCCGGTGGATATGTTTTATCTTTATCCCATATTCCTAAATAGTTATCTTGGTTAATAGGTTCAGCTAATATCTGACTAAATTCTTCACTATCAACTAATGGTTCACATTTAATACGCCACATATGTGGATACCAAGTTTGACTAAATCCCTCACTAGAAAAGTTAGCATCAGTAATACTATAAAATCTTTTTAATGCTACTGGAATAGTTTCTTGTAATGGATTATAATCTAATAAGTGAGGTAACTCCAACACATCACCAACCATTAACTTACGACCAACAATATCAATCATATCATTATAATGTACATTGATAAAGATAATATCGTTATTTAAGAATAAACCAAACTGACTTAAATCAAAGTCTAAATTCTGTACATTATAGTGACCACGTAAACGATAAATGTTTGGGTCATATGTTCTATCTCTATTTTCTAGGAATAATAAATCCTGAATATTAGTAGGATTTAAACTATCATATTCTGGTTGAGTATAATCAATACTAGGTCCTTGATTAGTTGGACCTAAATACTTGTGAATGTATAAATCCGTGCCACCAACACGTAATTCTTCGGATATTGTTCTATCAAAGAAACGATAATCATTCTGTTTATTTGGGCGGTATAAGGATAACTTTGGCATAATAGTATTTATCGCAATGTCCTACGCTTGAATCCTAAGGTTGACAATAAATATGGGTTATGCTATAATAGCTAAATCAATACAAAGGAGTGCCTAATGGCAACACGTAAGCGTAATACAGAGGACCATAGTCTAGTTAAAGCATTAAATCCACGGGATGTGGATGTACAACATTATGGAGATGAACCACTATTTGTTCTACAACCCGATGAGGACAAACGTAGAGTTGCATTGATGCGTAGTTTTACTTGGTACAATCGTTTCTATGGCAAAAAAGATGCTAAGGAACTGTTGAGTCAGTATTTGGAATACAATAAACGTACAAACGATTCTAAAATTATGCGTAGGGTTCACGAAAATGAATTCTTAATGACATTATGCTGGTTGGCACGTATGCAGTTACGTGGCCTTGAGTTAACTGAACACGAGGAACTAACACTTGGAAACGAAATCAGTCGTTTGTTAAAGTTAGTACACAAACCCGAAGAAGAAAAAACCGTAGTTGAAGCACCAGCAAGGCCCAATATTCAAGAAATACTAAAAGATAAAGCACGTGATGCCGCCGGTGAACTTGAAGGATTGTTTGATGAGTTCATCACATCCGGTGCACCCACAAAACACACACTACGTCCTATGGATGAAGTAGCTAAAAAGAATGTGATGCCACAACATATCAGTATTTTAACTGAGGTATGGAAAAAGAAACTGAATGAGTTTGAGGAAGTACTTAAAGGTACTGACGCACAACTGGTACAGGGTTACAATCATTTGACTAAAACACAGGTTAAGAACATTGTTAAGTTCATTGAGTTAGTTATCAATGATTTGAACAGTTACATTAGTGTTAAGAAAGCCGCTAAAGCTCCTAGGGCACGTAAAGCAGTACCTGTTGAAAAGATTGTAGCTAAACTCAAGTATCAAAAGACATTCAAAGATACTGCAAGTAAGCTAGACTTGGTAAGCATCAGTCCTATCAAACTTCACGGTGCAAGTGAAGCTTGGATCTATGATAGTGCAAAGCGTAAG